CTTGGGATAGAATTAAGATCTCACGGTCCGCTAAATGGAGATAATATGTTTAAATCTCTTAATAAAATATTAAATTATATTGATAATAAGTATATGTGGGGAGATTCCTCCTGTGGTATTCATTTTCATATAGATGCAAGACTTTTAAGACATAAAGAACTAAGGAGAATATTGCTCATAATGTTAAAAATGGAAGAATATATGTATTTATCTCTTCCAATCATAAGATTTAAAAGGAAATATTCAGCTCCCCTGCCAAGACATATGAATCATTGGACAGAGAGTATTCTCAGAATAAATGATATGAAAGACTTTGCAGAGCTTTGGTATATGACATTAAGTGATGTAGAGATGACAACAGACAAATATAATGATTCAAGATACCGTGGTTTAAATCTCCATTCCAGATTCCTCCACGGTACTATTGAGTTCAGATACTTTCCCACGAGAACAACTTCCAGATTTATAATGAGTTGGCTTAAGTTTTGCCTCGCAGTTGTACATAGCTCCAAAAAAGAATTAAATAAAGAATTTAAAGATTCAGGCTACGTCGGAATTGGTCTTGAAGATTATCTCCAAATGATTGGAGAAGAAAACTTATATGGATTCTTCTCAGATGAGAAGGAAGCATACAAGGAACAACACAATAAAGACGAAGTAAGAGATTACTTTAATCAATAAAAAAGAAAGGAACAAACTATGTGTGGAGTATTCGGGTTAGCAAAAAAGGCTGACTCACAAAACAACTTCCAGATTGAGCAATCAAGACTGGTACTCCAGTATCTTGCAGATGAATCATCAGTAAGAGGAACAGACAGTACAGGTATAGCCTTCATCTCGAAAGAGTCAAGGTCAATATTTAAAACTGTTATGCCCTCCTTTGATATGATTGAGCACGAAGATTGGGAAGAAAAAATAATTCCCGAACTGAATCGCTCTACAACTGCAGTTCTAGGACACGTAAGGCTCGCTACACACGGAACAATATCTATTAGAAATGCTCATCCATTTGCCATAGGCAAAGTTGTCGGAGCTCATAATGGTGTATTAAGTAACCATAATGAACTCGCTAGAAAGATGAACAAAACAATAGAAGTTGACTCCGAAGCCATCTTTGGTGCAATAAACAGGAACAAAATCAAAAATGCTCTTGAAAAGATAGATGGCGACTATGCGATTACCTTCATTAAAGACGATCCGAGCATTGTCTATCTTGCAAGGGAATCATCGAGGCCTCTATGTGTTGCATACTGGAAAAAAGCTAAGATTCTCTTCTGGGCAAGCACAGAGCTAATATTACATACGGCTTTGAGTAATGCAGGTCTGGGGACTCTTAAATGTGGTTCACTCAAAAAAGGAATAATCTACGGATGTGAAACGGAAAACTTTAACAGTTCGCCAATTCACACTAAAGAGAAGTTCAAACCAAAGGTTAGCAAATACTATTCTGGCTCTTATTACGGATATTCTGGCTATCAAGGTGAATCCTCAAGGTGTACCGAGTGTGGAGCTACAACGTACTATAAAACCAAACTATGTTGGAACTGCAGGGAGGATGTCAGGGCAGAACAGATAACTACCCATAACCATAATTCTCACGTCCAATGTGATTACTGCAAATGCTGGGTGAGTAAAAAAGATACCAAGTATGTAGACGATCTTCATTGGACACTTTGTGGAGACTGCTGGGAAGAGTGCAAACTTGAGGAGATTGAACAAAATAAGAAAAACAATCCAGATCTCAGGTTATGTGATTGGTGCTCAGATTGGGTGGATAAAAATGAAATGACTGACTTCGGAGAATCACTCATTTGTGATGGTTGCGATCCAGATCCATATGATGAAAAAGACGATGATGAGCAGGAAGTATTACTCCTTCCTGAGAAAATAGAACGATTCAATGTAGGAGATAATGTATGAAAAAGAAAAGAAAAGCAATGCTCGTTGGTATATCAACACCAATAAAAATCAAGTCAAAGAAGTACGTATTGGAGAGATTATACCAGAGGGCAAAGAAGAATCCTTTTGTCAATACTGACAGTTTCGAGGATTATCTGAAACATCTCAAACATCAGATAAAAGTCCTTGAAGGTAAAGAGGTTGATGGTGGGATTGATGAAATATACGATACCCTTAAAAAGATAGGTTGGCTTAGGGAAGTGAGTATTTGGGTATTCGCTCTGATAACAGCAAACAATGCAATAGCATAGGAGGAGATTATGGTAAAAATAAGATGTAGACATTGTGATAAAAATACCGATAGAAATGATATACATTACTCTGAATCTGAAATCTTCGGGTCAAATCGGTATGAAGAAGGTGAACCGTTCTGTCATCAATGTTATGAAGATCTCTTTACTATGTGTTGCGATTGCGATCACGAACTACCTCGAAATAGGATATATCGCTCAGAACATAGCAATGATTATGTGTACTGTGAGGATTGCTATTACGAGAGATATACTAACTGCGATGTTTGTGATGCGGAGGTAGAAAGAGAGGAGGCAAGCTATGACGAGGATTACTACTACTGTAACAGTTGCTGGGAAGAAAGAGATAGAAATATATCACTTGAATCCTATTCATCTGGAGCAAGCTTCGTAATAAAGGAAAGCGAAACATACGATAAAAATCCATTCAAGAGACTTGCTTCTTTAGAAGTTGAAACGATATTGGGCTCAGATTGGGGTGATGTGAGAGATGGATGTCCTCCAGATTGGATGATGACCACAGACGGAAGCCTCCCAGAGGATGGTGCAGAATTCTTATTAAAAGCACCACAAAATGGAGATATGCTTTACGAAAGCATAGATTCATTAGCGTTGCACCTTAGGATGAACTCTTGCTATCCAAATACTTCTTGTGGACTACACGTACACATTGATGCAAGAGATCTACAATGGGAAGAACTAAAGGGAGTACTCCTGGTTGGGAAAAAGGTAGAAAAATATCTCTACAAAATGATTCCAACCTCGAGACTAAATTCAACTTGGTGCAGACCGTTGCCTATGAGTGTAGAATCAATACTGAGTATCGACAGTAATGAAAGCTTTATAGATACTTGGTACGATTCGTGCTCAAATTCACCATCACTCGATAAATACAATAGTTCTCGTTATCACGGAATGAATATGCACGCAAGAATCTATCTCGGCTCGATAGAGTTTCGCTACCATTCTGGTACCAACAATCCGAGAAAGATGAAGAACTGGCTCTATCTCTGTCAGGCGATAGTTAAGACAGGGATACAGGTAGGCAGGAGTCTAGAAAGTGATGGTGAATTCTACACAGATTTCCGCAAAAAACTGGTGAAGCTATACACCGAGGCTGATAGGGAGATAACATTCACGGAGTTTGTGGAAACCCTCCACCTTTCAGATGATGTGGTTGATTATGTCCTCAAAAGGATCGACAAATTCACTGAACCAGATGAGAGTATAGTTGAATTCTCATCTAATGCGATGCAATTAACATACCCGTAAAGAGAAAGAAAGTACTTGTTATGTACATTGAATTGTGGGTATATTCACATAGTGTTTTAGGGCTAAAAACGCATAGTACGGAAGGAGAAAGGAGATATGTGTAAGATAGTGGTCACTGTAAAAATGACTGAAGAAGAAGTCGAGATGGTTTTCGAATCACTCGACTTTTTAACTAGTAAGATTAAAAAAATAGAGACATATGAGAAACTCGCAGATGATTTTCTTAAAATATCTCAAATGGTAAAAGAAAGGAAGGAAGAAGAAGAAAAAATGGCTAGTGATAAGAAGGAAGAGCCAAATCCTAAAAAAGAATACATAAATAAAATTACTGGATAAAAAGAGAAATGAAAGGAATAGTTTGAAGTCAAGAAGAATAAACGAAGAAGTATTGAACCTCATAAAGAGCAGGCTTGATGCAGGTGCAGACAAGTATGGAGAAGAAATACTTGTTACAGACAAAAGGGATTTTATTGTGGAATCCCTTGAGGAAATTCTCGATACCTGTGTATACCTTGCTTGTAGGTTGATTCAGCTAAAGGAAAGGAAAAGTAATGGAGAAGTGTAACAAAGAAATTATCAAAGAAAGATTTAATAGAGTTGCTACATATAGAACAATAAAAGTAGTGGAATCAATAATCTCATTATCTAATTGTTCTGAGAGGAAAAATTACAAATACAATAAAAAGCAAGTTAAAAAGCTTTTCTCTTTAATACGAAATGCTACTAGACACGCTGAATTAACATTCGGATACGGAGTAGATCTTTCAAAAACCAAGCTAGAAAAACAGCTAAGTTCTTTGTATGAAAAAGTATAAACCACTCCCAGATTATCTTACTATCAAACAGTCTGGCATAGAAGGACTTGGATTGTTTGCTACTGAAGATATAGAGAATAAAACAAGAATAGGTATCACCCACTATTTTCTATGGGAAGAAGTAACCAGATCGCCACTTGGAGGATTTATAAATCACTCCAAATCACCAAACTGCACACTACTAAGGGCATCAAACAGAAACTGGCTCGAAACGACAGAAGATATTAAAGCAGGACAAGAGCTAACACTTAAATATGAAATGTATAAGGTAGAGTAAATAAATGAGAGCATCTCAATTCATTGATTTTATAAACAGAGAAAAAATGCCTTTAGAAGAGGAACAACTTATACGTTATACTCATATTTACCTTGAGGATGACAGAGACGAGAATTATGAGATAGTTAAAGTTAACAGTTTAAAAAAGGCAAGAAGAAAATATGGTTTAAGAAGTGTAATTAAAGTGAAAAGGAGTAAAATAAAATGCCAGCAATAGGATTTAAGTATCAAGCTGGGCCTTATACATTGATGGAGGTATCTTTTGAAGCCTGTTTCAATGGGTTGGTTGATATGGAGAAATTGGGATGCACTATATCAACATTAAAGTATATGGCAAAGCAAAGACCTAATGATAGAAAGCCAAGCACAACAGAACTTCTCACAGGGACTTGCGAGGCTTACTTAAAAAGGACTGAAAATTATTTTATAAACCCTCAAGAAAGAGCGTTTGCACTAACAGGTACTATGCACCACGAAAAGCTTGAAGATTCCGATGATGATATATTATCAGAGAAGGCGATGGAAAGGCACGGTATAACAGGGATACTTGATATGTACGATCCAAAGAGTAAAGTACTTGTTGATTATAAAAACTGTGGCTCCTATAAGGTAGCACAGGCACTTGGTATGAGCTTTTGTTTAATAGATGACCCGTCTGGAGCAGTATACTTAAGAAATGGTAAGTGGGGAAGGAAAGGATCTCCCAGGAAGGTAAAAGAATTTTATAAAAATGAGGAAAAAGCTGACTTTGGAGATTGGAAGTGGCAGTTGAATTGGTATAGATATATGTTAGAATGTGAGGGATATGAAGTTGATAAAATGTATATACAAGCTACGGTAAGGGATGGTGGTATACAGATGGCAAGAGAGCGTGGCATTGATAGGAATATATACTTAATAAAAGTTCCGATGATAGACAACGAAAGACTTAAAGAAAAGTTTCTTGAGAAAAGAGACTTATTGCTTAAAGCTTTGGAAACTAAAGAACTTCCTGAGAAATGTAATGAAGAGGAAACCTGGGGTGGTGTGAAGTGTGAAAGATTCTGTGATGTGCGTCACACCTGCCCCTACGTAAAGGAGTAAAGAATGTCAGTACATATTGAAATGGATGAGAATTATAATCAGACTACTTATTATTATGGTGTTCTTAACGAAGATTATCATTTTTGTGCACCAGTACGCTATGATAGTATATCCGAGGAATATAAAGCCAAAAAGATAAAATGGACAGAAGAGCCAAAACGAAAATTAAGGATTAAAGCAGAAAAAAAGATAAATGATTTCTTACTCAAGTGGTTGTTTGACAAATTATAAAAGGGTGCTGAAGACCGTAATTATGTCTTCTATGCGACTAGTAGCGCGTTCTTGCATAGAAACATTTCCTGACGAGGTTATATCAGCTTAATGAACAATAATTCATTTGCGAAGGTCGTTGTTCGCCCTAAAAATTTAAATGAGTTAATAATGGTAAAAAGGAGAATGCACAATGGGAAGAGCAATAGAAATGGAAAACAGTATACATAAACTCGAGGCAAGACTCAGTGATATCGAGGATATTCTTGAGATGTTATCCAAAGAACCAGAAAAACCAAAGAAGAAAGTAAAGGAGAAGAAAGTTGGCAAACGAAATAGTAAAGACAAGTGAAAGCACAAAAGATGATATTCGCAAAACACATAAGAGAATATCTGATGAGGCTACACCTAAGCCATTCATAAAGATAAAGGGAGATGGATATGAATATGTTGATGAAGGATATTTAAGATCTAGGCTCAGTGAAGAGTATCCTATCTGGTCTTGGTCTTCTGCTGGAGAAGATCCAGTACGATTCCTTGGTTCAGAATGGGTTATAGTAAGTGGTAGTCTAAGAATAGAGGACAATGGCGTAGTAAGAGAATTCTTTAGTCCTGGAGCTGCAAGAATACAGTTCAAAAGTGGAAAGGCTCACGCTCCAGAAAACGTAGTAGACATTGATAAGAATGTTGCCTCTGCAAACACAAATGCTTTAAAGAGAGCAATCAATAGGCTCACCAATATAGCAGATGATGTTTACAGGAAGCAAATAACAGACCCATTCCTTAAGAATGGTGAGATAGAGATGGTAGAATCAATGATGGAAGAACTTGATAAAGACATAAAAGATAAAATAAGAGATGGAATGAAATCAGGTGAAATAAACGATGAAAACTTAAAGAGAACAGTAACAAGAATAGAACAGTTAATAACAGAAAGAAGAGAAAATGGCTGATATAAATGAAATACTAAACAGCACAGAGTCGAGTGGTGCATATTATGATCCTTCGCAGGATTTCGATGGTATAGTACCCATTGGAGATTACTATGCACACATCTGTGGTCTGGATGTAAGGAAAGATGTAATAGTAAGAGGTAAGTTCCTTGCTGACATCTACGTTCCGTCCTTCAAAGTAGCAAAAGAAAATGCAACCAATGACTATGGCACAAATGGAGAAGACGTATCTGGCAAGGCTTTTGTTGGAAGAGAGCTAAAGGCAAAAGGATTCTTTAGGTTTAAGAATCCAGACAAGGCAAAGTACCCTCAACTCTCTGACAGTCAAGGCTCAAACAAACGGTATATGGAATTTGTGGAATCAGCAGGTGTTAAGGTTTCAGAAGATAAGGATGGCAAGTACAGACTTCCAGAGATAAGAGAAGATGATATATATGGAAAGCCTGTAATAGCAAAGGTGATACACGACAAGTGGACTAATGATGATGGCGAGGAAAAAGCATCACCTAAAGTACTGTCTGTCTTTAGCTGGGCAGAAGGCAAAAGAGAAATGATTGATGTTCCATTTTAATGGAAATAAGTAAGTGGAATAAAGCGATGGAATCATTTCAGGAGCTTCTTGGTTGGGACTACGGAATGAATGTAGTTCTTGACATAAAGAAGACAACCTGTAGAAACAAAAGCGTCCCAGACATACAAGGAAGGGACGAAAGACGATTACTATATAAACTAAGGAGGACATATGACGAAGTTAAAAAAGATAAAGAGTGCATTCAGGAATGGAGAAAAGATGACACATCTTGATGCATTAAGAAACTTCGGAACCAATAGACTCGCTGCATACGTGCATACACTTAGAAAAGAGGGAATGAATATTGACTCTAATAGTGCACCTGGTACGAATTACTATACTTATTGGTTGAACACTGGGGGTTAATCCCCCTTTCTCGGATGGGCTTTATTCCTTTCACCATCCGTGGCAGGAGGCAGTGTGGTTCGATTCCACCTGCCTCCACTATAATTAAGGCTCAGGGGTTCGTAATAGGATGAAATTGGCAAAAGTACCTGTTATAAATTGTGAGTTGGCACTCGCCCTGAGCCTTTGAGATTTGGTTATGAAAAAAAATGACGAAGAAATATTTTCAGATTTATTCAGAGAATATAGTCCAGTTCTATATTCAATGATGGTAGAAAAGGTTGGGGATAGTGAATTTGCCTACGATATAGTACAGGATACTTTCCTCCGTGTGTGGAAAAAAAGATTGTGGCTAGAAGATGCATATGGATTCTTCTCTTTGATAAAAACAATTGGGTATAATATTTGTTATGATTATTTCAGACGCGAGACTACTAAGAAGAAATACTATGACAAATTAAATGAAATACAGAAAGAGAGATTGTATGAATATAGCCCAGAAAAGCTATGTATGCAAAAGTTTTTAGAGGAAACCGTTGACCATGCAATTGAAAAAGGATTGCCAAAAAAAATGCGTAAAGTTTTTAAGATGGTAACTTATGAAAAAAAGACAGTTAGTGAGGTAGCAGAAACTTTTTCTCTATCTAAAAGAACAGTAGAAAATCAGTTGTACTCTGCTCGTATCAGACTTAGAAAGATTAGAGCAATAAAGGAGATAAATGGGAAACAAAAGCAAACAGAAGGGAAGTAGATTCGAAAGACTATGCGTAAAGATAGCAAAGAGTTTCGGTATTAAATCTCTACGAGCCTGGGGTAGCGATGGAAGATCTTTGGGTGAACATCCAGAGGTTGATGTTATGGTTGGCGAATTTAAAGCACAATGCAAGACAAGAGAAAGGATAGCAAAATGGATAAAACCATCAAAGTATGTGGACATACAGATAGTGAAGGAAAACTACGGCGAGGTGTACGTAATCCAGAAGTACGAAAACTGGCTGAAGATCATTTCAAAAAAATAAAACGTCCTTCAAATGGACACGGAGCATATGACTTGAAAGACAAATACGTCAAATCACGTGCCAAAGAATGTGAACGTGATATGAATAGAAGTATGTCAATGACATATTTTGCTGGAGAATTAAAGTCATCGAAGGATGGAAAGGTTACAATCGTACCAGATCTGGAGTGGCTCGATCCAGATTGGCTACAGAAGAGTGAAAGACAAATAAAGTCTGCAAAGTATGCGAGGAATCCTGCATACGATCCATTTAGATGTACAAGCTGTAAAAAAGCTTGGTCTAGTGTAGTTCCATATAATTGTCGCAATTCAGATTATAGAGACAGGTATGAATATCTTGGGAGTGTATTTAAAAGAATACCTTTAGAAGAAAAAATATGTCCTTTGTGTGAGCGAAATGGATAAGTGTCCGACCTGTGGCAGGAAAATGAAAGAAAAGGCTTGGAAGGTAGAAAACCTTCGCCTTCGTACTCTCTTTGCTCAAAAGACACTTGAAAGTATAGACTCTGTATCTGAAAAGTTTACAGATGCTACCGATTTAGAAATGTATTCCTTCCTTACCCAAATCAAAGAGATGCAGGGTATAATCATAAGACGTGGCATAGCTACATATTTAGAAAAGCGTCTTTATGAGATGGGCTACGGACTCAAATATTTACTTGGTATAATTAAGAATGAAAATAAGACACACGAAAAGAGAAAGGAATATGAAAGAAAATACTTCGACAGATTGCCACCACTCAAAAAACCTAAATAAGGTTACACAGGCAGAAGCTTGGGATTTTATGGGTTTGTTACCTAAAGAATCCTGCGACCTTATTATAGTAGACCCTCCATATCCTATAAGTACAAACAACGGAACCAATAGGTTTTCAGAGAAAGGATGGTTTAAGGGTTCACAGGACGACTATGAAGATGAATGGTATAATGAATACAAATCAATACTCTATAGACAACTTGATGTTCTTAAGTCAGGCAGACATATATATACCTTTGTTGATGAAAAGAATCTCTTTAAATTAAAGCCTATAATAGATGATTACTTTGAGTTTAAAAAGGTGATAGTATGGCACAAGGGAATGATGGGACTTGGATATCATTATAGAAACATAGTTGAGTACATACTGCTTCACTCAAAAGGCAAGTCGCAGATGCAGATAACCAAGAGTCCTAATTTCTATAGGAGTGATAAGCCAAGACATTCTATACATCCCACTCCAAAGCCAGTTAACCTGTACAGGTGGCTTATAAGGAACAGTTCTTTAAAAGAAGACACCGTACTTGATTGCTTTGCAGGTTCTGGGACTATAGGGGTAGCTTCTTTAAGGGAGAATAGAAACTTTCTTGCTTGTGAGATAGAAGAAAAATTTGTTAAGCACGCTAATCAGAGAATAGATAAAGAAAAGAATCAGGGGAAATTATTTTGATACAACCACACGATACAGACTCAGAGAAGGCACTGCTAGGAAGCTTACTTGCTGACAGTTCATATCTTTCACAGGTAAAGCCTTGGATACCAAACAGTGATGTTTTCTATGAGGATATAAACAAGAACATCTGGAAGACTATCATTAAGCTTGATAATTCTGACAAGAATATAGACGTTGTTACTTTAAGTAGTGCATATCCATCAAGGAAAAAGAGGGGTGATGATATGTATTATATCACAGGACTTATTGATTGTTCTCCTTCGCCAGCAAACGCTGAAGCCTATGCTAAGATAATACACGAGCAATGGTTGAAGAGAAAACTCCTTATCCAAACACAGAGAATCCAACAACTATCAGAGGATAATTCTAATGGAGTTGAAGTATTACTTGAAGAGGCTCATAGCACTATAGGAAACCTATTAAACCTCCGTCCAGGGTCGAGTTTCAGCCTTAAAGAATTACTTTTAGAGACTGTCGAATCTATCTATGATAGAAGGAACTTAGTGCCTACAGGATTTGAAAGTGTAGACGGTATTATCTCTGGAATGACAAGAGGAGAATTAACAATTATAGCAGGCAGACCAGGAAATGGAAAGACCACACTTGCCGCAAATATAGCGAGAAATCTCATTAAACAGGATAAGAAAGTTATCCTTGTTAACAGGGAAATGCCTAATGTTGAAATGATGAAAAAGATTATTGCTATGGAGACAAAGGAGATATCTTATAGGAACTTAAGACACGGAATAATTGACAACAGAATGGCTATGGATGTGGCTGTGAGTAGAATAGCAGACACCTTTGGCAACCTTTATATGTTTGATGACATAAGAGATGTGCCTTCTACATTCAGAGAAATTAAGAAGATTAAGCCAGACGTAGTAATAGATGACCACGTAGGTCTTATTGAGTATCCAGTATCAGATAGAAGAGATTTAAGACTTAAGATAGGCGACACCTCAAGAAAATATAAATGGCTTGCAAAAGCCGAAAATATGTCCGTAGTTCTGGTTTCTCAATTAAACAGAAATATAGAGCATAGGCTTGATTCAATACCAAGGCTTTCAGATTTAGCAGAGTCTGGTTTCTTAGAACAGGATGCAGAGATAGTTATGTTTACCCACTACCCTTGGATAACAAGGTACGAAGATGTGGATAAGTATGAATTTAATATATATGTGGTCAAGAATAGGTATGGAGAAACAGGCAGGGTGCAGATGGGTTATGTGGGTGACAGTTGTCTAGTCTTTGATACGTTAAATGATGCTAAAGAGCACGCTAAACTGCTTTAGTATTATTTAAGAAGGTCTTTTAATTTTAATATATTAAGCTCTAAGTCTCTTTTTTTCGCAACTTCTTGATACATAGGAGTAACTTTCTCTTCCAAATTTTTTATACCTTCATCAATTACTTCCATAAGATTTTTTTCTGATTTGTCTAACTTTTTGTAAATAACATCCTCAGGGAATGCGAGCTTTCCCATAACCTTTGGTGGATTTTTTCTCTGTAAAATATGTGCTAAAAAGTATTCTGGGTTATATTTGAATTTTTCATACCCCATAAGATGACCTGCTGCTTTTTGTTGATATTCTGGCAAAGTTTTTAAATATCCAGATTTTTTATAATGTTTTAGAACTGCCTCGCCTGCAGTTCGTTGAAAATCTTGTACATAATCAAACCAACCTTTCTCAGGTAAAGCTTTTGCTGCTTGAGTACCAGATAGAAACTCTGCAATACTGCTTGGCTTACCTTGTTTAGCCGCATCAAACATATCATTTATCATTGACATATATGATAATTCACCTCTACTGGCTGGATTATCCCACGTGCCTTCTATGAAATCATATACAGCATCTTCTCCGTGGCTTTTTATACTTGGAAAAGTTTCAGAAATATAGTCATCTATTTGTTCATCGAATGGGACATCGATAGCCTTGCCTCCCTTGGTGGCTCCAGGATAGAATTCTCCAGTTTGAGACCAATGTCTAAACTGTTTCTGAACGTCAGGTTTTAAACTAGGGTATACATCTGAATAGAATTTTTTAGCTGTATCTCTAGGATACACACCTTTCTCCATATTGCTATACAATATATCCGCTCCCTGCTCTTCCGCCCTCATCCTTTTCATCATCTTTTCAAGGTAATCTGATACAGATTTTTTTGATTTAGCTCCAGATAGAAGTTTCTTTCCCTTCTTTAAAGAACCTGCACCTCCCAGCGCATAGAGTGGAAGCTCCCACTTTTCCTGTGGAATTAAACCAAACAGATTTTTTATATTCTCTTCAGCACTTTCATACCTTGGAGTGCCAGGCTCAATACCAGGCGAGGGTGGAAGCATTTCTCCTAACCAGTCACCAACTGATTCCTTAGCCTGTCCATACATATTCCACCAAGGGTCTGCAGCACGTATAGAACCTGGATCTCCTAACTCTCCAATCAATTGATCTATCTGATTGTGTGCAGTAGATGCAGGAGAAAAGAAGTCGCTATAAGTTTGTTGTGGCATTATACAAATTCAGACATATAGTCACCTACTGTCTTTGACTCTTCTGTAGCTGCTAAGGTATTTAAAAGTTCTTGTACTTTTTTTATTGGCATATATCTTAAAAGATCATTCACAGCAGGGTAATGTTTTATATTTTCTATGTCACTTTCATCAATATATTCTCCAGGTTTAGCATCTAAGTATTTTCTTACTTGAAATATCCTTGAGTATATTTCCGAAGGGTCCCCAAAGTATTTACTATGGAATTGAACACCTCCACGTGGTCTCTCTTCTCTCCATGCCCCTCCAAATTGAAGGGGTAAATTTTTATATGTATATGGTTGAAATGGACCAGTTGGGTCAGTAATTACATTAATAAAATCTTCATCACTATATTCAAGATAAGTTTTACCAGCTTCTTCTAAAAGTTTTAGCTCTTTGTCAGTTAGCTTATCTTCCTCCCTAATACCATGAGTAAGTTCATGGGCACCTATTGATTGATATTCTTCCTTTGGTATAAGATATCCCATAAAATTTGTTGGATGAGCATACATATAATCATCTGGAGGACTATACCATGCACCTGCATCTTGTACTTTTGCCCACTCGGACTCTGGAGGGCTTTCAGATAACCATGCTAACGATTTATCTTCATCTGGAGGTCTTTTAGATATATCTTCCCACGACATTCCTTCTATATTTGCAGCTCTTTCGACAATATCTTCAATTTCTTCATCAGAGTGTCCCATATCTTGGAGCCTTTGTTTTGTAGTAGGGCTTGTATACCAATATTCCATCCAATCTGCAACTTCTTCCATTTCTTGATTCTTTATATCCCTTACAGCCTGATCTCCAAGGAATGTTGATGGAATACCAGCCTGTAACTTGTGAGTCGTTAAATCATAAACAAATTCTGGCATACGTAATAAGTCCCTTATAATATAATAAAGAGGAAATATTTCGTCTTCTAGATCAACTCCACCTGCTTGCTTTTTGCCCCACGGAAATCGTTTAATTGCATAAGGATCTTTTGGCTCGTTAGCAAGATTAAACATACTACGAAGTGTTTTTTCAGTAGCAGATTGATCTTTTTCTTCTCCATATACTGTAATAGGAGGAAATTCTATAATATCTTTGACTGTGTTCTGTGGCATTTAATATTGGTCTGATTCCATAAGTTTTTTAAGATATTCTTCAAAAAATTCGTCATTTAGTCCTTCAAGTGGTAAAATATTTTCTGGAGGACGCATTACATTGTAATCACCTAAACCTGATGGATCTGTAAAATCTTTAATACTTCTATCCTTTGCCTTGCCTCTAACAGTAGGAACATTCTTTTCAAATGTTGAAGCGCCAGCACCTCTTAAGAGATTAATAGGAAAAGAACCTAGCAAAGCTTCGTGTTCATCCAATGCAATATTCCATACATCTTTAAAGGAACCATCGTCTTCATAGTAGACATCACCAAGAAGAGGATCTTCCCAAAATAACATTTCCCTGTAGTTTTCATCTGGATTAGGCTTATAACTATTTTGAGTTTTTGCCTTTGCAAATCCCCAGTCTATTCTGCTTTGAAGATTTTGACCAAATTCAGTACCTTGGTTAACTTCAAAAACATTTGTTGAAACTTCTTTAAGAGGACTTTCTTCTGGCTTATAACTCTTTCCTTTTAAACCTACATCTTCCCACGGAACTTCTTCAAACGTTTTCCAGTCAGCAAAAGAAGGAATCTCGCCTTGCTTTGGTTTTGCCGATAGATTTTCTGGACTAAAACCTTCTGGATCAATTGACTGAGTATGTATATACATATATGGGTCAACTTCATCTTCAATGCCAAACAATCTTGCTCCTAACTCAGCTTCTCCTGGAACGTACGTCTTCTGATATCCTTTTCCAAGCGGTGAAGGAGATATATCCATATTCTTGTAAATAAATTTTGCTACAGAAGGATATTCTGCATTCTTAATTTCTTCATCTATTGCTGTGTGTGCTGTCTCTTCACCGAAAAGATTTCTGAAAAAATCAGATACACTTTGATTGGCTTTTTCTCTCCAGTTTAATTCATTTTTTGGCGGCATTACTCTGCTCTCTTTTCTCTAAATTTTTTACTTGCATTCCGTAATAATTTACGCTTAGAATTTCTGATGATTCTATCCCATTTCTTTTTCTGCCCCTTGTATACATCTATTGCCTCTTCAACTATCGGCACATCATTTGGTGAAGCCTGCTCAAGGTATTGCATAAATACATCAAGCTTTGAAGTTCTGGCAAATGTTCCTTTTACCCTTTCACTAAAAGGTACTGGTCTCATACTGACAACTTTTGATTCTATATTATCTATTGCCGCTTTAACTGCTTGGTAATCATTTCCGTAGTTAGGATTTGTTCTCATTATTTCTTGTGCCTGCGACATAACAGCAGCTTCATATATTCTTACTTTCTCACTTTTACCACCTTCATCTTTCAACTCAGGTCCGTCTACATCTGAGAAGAATAGTGATTCTATTTCTTTATAAAACTCACTCCTTGGATTAAAAGCACCACGTGAAGCATTTTTATCAGAATCTTCCCCAAGTACATCTCTTCTATATTGATACTGTATTTTATGTACATACTCCTGTTGTTTTACGTGCGGATCAGACACTCTTTTCCACACTTCTGTAACCCTATTCCATAATGGTATATTGTCTTTTCCGTAATCATTGCCTTCCTTATACCATGCTTGTCTATGAATATCAGAGACTGAATTGACAATATCTTCAAGTGCCTTTCCTTTATATCCTAGACTTTCATAGTGTTCTTCAATAGTGTTAATACCGAGTTCTCTTTTTAAATCATCAGGAATAAGAACATCTGTTCCACCTTTCCAAGCTGTATTAGCTAGAAACATAAAATAATTTCCAGTTTCCTTTGCGTAGTCAACCATAGCTTTACCATAGCTACCATTTTCATCAAATAAACCACTTAGGAATGAGAACACTTCTGAAGATAGCATTCTATTCCACACTTTTGCTGGTGGATATACGAACATATCACGTTCAGGATTACCTGTAGCAAAGTAATATAGTGCATCTCTTGCCTCTCCAGCACCGTAAGTTGCAGCTGCAAACTTCATCATAGGCCAGATATTGCCTTTTGATGCTGGTATAATAGCATTCTTATAAAGATTCTCTGTAACACGATATGCCATCCTGTGAAATAATGTAAGTGATTTTCCAAATTGATTCTGGAATGCTCTTGGCATATATTCTACAGTAGGAGAACCTTGGGTTATTCTGTGAGCACGCTGCATAACCTTTATCATTTCAGCTTCTGTGAAATGTCCTCTTTCTATAATCTGATCCATATTTCTTAAATCAAATGTTTCCTCAAGTACATGCCTTGCTGTGGTTCTTGACATTCCAGCACCGAACGTAGTCTTATTGCCAGCAACAACATCAAGAGCCGCTTCAGCAGATAGTCTTCCGCCTATCATTGCAGTTATTCTATTCAATGCCTCGGTTTGATACATCATACTGGGATTTAACTTGAATAGCTTTTGCATTTCAAGTAGATGCGTTCCTTCTTCAAGCGCACCAATAAGAGCTGCTTCGTGTTTTGCCGCCCTGTATTTAGATTCTTTTGGACCAAGCTTTCCTTCACCAAATGGTATGGAATTTAATATCTTCGCAACCTCTGGAGTATGCATTACATCGCCCCAGGCTCTTGCCATTCTTACAGCACCGAATGTTGTCACATTTTCTCTTTGCCCAAGTAGAAGATTTTTCATTCCAGAGCCAACCCACGAAAGTGCAGCATTCGCAACTGCTACCGTAGCTTTTTGCGTTCCCCATAACGCAGCTTGAGTATACCATTCTTCAGGTGTCTTTACTCCGTGTATTTGTTCTCTTAAAACAGTTTCAACATAATTACCAATCTCGTTATTTGTTTCTGCCCTAACCCTATTTATATGTCCTTGTGCTATTTCCCCTGCTAAACCTTCTTCGCCATAATGTTTTGATATTGAAATTATATGAGCAACTTTATTAGCATATCTTGGGATTACCTGCCTAAAATCAGTTTCATATATTGGTATAATTTGTTCTATAACCCTTCCATCTACAGTTTCACCTTTTTTATAGGTATTGAATTTATCCAGTTTTATTTCATTGCCTGCGGCATCCCAAGCAATCTCTGGTGGTAGGTCTTGAATACGTGAATACTGCCTTCCATATATACCAAGCTGATCTATCCATCCAGAAACTTTGTTAAATTTTTTCCACATTTCTTCACGTATAGAATCTTCAGATCTTCCTTCTTCCTTCATAACCTTAGCATCTTCGTCGTTCTTTACCATTCTTTCAATAATTATACTTTTAAAACCTTTATCTTTATCGAAAGCATTTCTGGCATCTTTAGTAAGGACTCTATGTATATAATCTTGCTGTAAGTGGCTATTTATTTCGTGTATTCTACGTACATTACCACCTAGATCAGTGACCTTATCACCAATTTCTATACTTGCAACATCATTATATTCATTCAATATAATTTCTTCACCTTTACTATCTAAAGCTTCCCATATTTTTTCACTTACTTTTTTACCACCTCTATATGAAGTAACTTTAACTCCGTGCTGTGCTAATTGGTCAAAAGTTTTATTGAGGGTTGTTTTTACTAACTCTACTGCTTGTTCTCGCATAGGATGATTTAAAACATCCTTTGGAACAAAGTCTTTAAAGGTAGGATCAATAAGACCCTGTAGTCCTCTTATTTGATTTTCTTTAAAGTTCATATCTTGTAATGAAAGTATCATATCTGCATACTTACCTTTTTCAAGGCTTTCAGTATCAAGAACATCTTCAATAAGATAGGAAAGCTCTCTAGAGCCTGGAGATTTTTTTAATCCACGAAGATAAGCAACTGGCCCAAGAACAATATCTCTATTAAGAGCATTTAAAGTATTTCCAATTTTACCGCCTGAATTTTCAAGCCATAGTGTGCTTGGATGCTTAGAAGATGCTCCGACAATACTTGAGCGAATTATCTTACCATATTCTCTTAACTCTGCATTTGTCATATTAAGCGTAGATCCACCGCTCTGTTTATACAATGCATTCTTTATAATTTTTGCTTCCTTGTCTGGAACACCAAAGTTTGATTCAGCTGTCTTGGCAGATCTTACAAGATTTTTATGCTTTGCTTTAGATTCAGCTATCTGCTCACCAAAGCCAGCAACATATTTATCTTTTGCATCTACACCTTTCATAGTTTCTGTCTTGCCAAACTTGTTACCCCTTGCATCAACTTTAGTTACTTCCCAGACTTTTTTACTTTTATTGTATGATGCGTCTAAATCAAATAGTTCTGGATTTTCACCAGTAGCTGCTCTTTTATGTCTTTGATAAAATCTTCCTACAGTCATTTCATTAACTTTATGTGTTTCTAAATCCATATACTGAACTACTGGAGTTTTACCTTTTTCCCTAGCTATGTTTAAGAAGTCAACATTCTTACCATCTTTTGATGTCCACACCTGCTGTATGTCTTCAGGCCTTGGCTTTAATGCAACCTTAATATATGCATCTAGAAAATTAGATTCACGTATAAGTTTTCCTGCTTCAGCCCTGCTTATGTTAAATGCTTCAAGGGCAGTTATATGTTTACTTTCTATTCTAGCTTTACTCATACCATGACTTGCATAATAAAATGTGGGTAATGCTAATCCCATTATAAGTCTATCAGTTAAACTACTTCCAACTCCCTCTTCTTGAGTTTCTTCAAATGGACTTTTCATAAAAAATGGACTACTAGGATCTACAGCACCAGAACCTATAAGAAACATAGCAGCTGGTGTAAGAGTGTGTTGTGCTAATTTACTCATATCAGCTATATTTGGAGCACTTGCAATAGTGAATAAAGCACCCATCATTTCATCGTGTAAAAACTGCTTTCCTCTTCCCTTAAGATCTTCCAATGGAAGATTTGCGTATACTTGCCCATGAGCACCAAATGTAAGAAAATTCCTAACTCCAGTATCAAGAGCTTTCATAACCATAGGTCTTTTTGCAGACTGTTCAGCCATCCACGTAACATATCTTTTAGAAGAACCAAGAGCACCAGACGGGTTCATAAGTATTGGTTTTGCGTTTCCTGCGTCATCAAGATAATGTAATAATCCTTTATCTTTAGCTTTTCTTAACCCTTGGATAGCTTGTTTTTTCTTGCCAGATTTCCACATTTTGAAATACTTATTATATATTTTATAAGCTTCTTTAACCTGAGGTCCTTTAGTTACTGGTATATTAGCCCCTCCAAACGCCATATTCCATGGCATAAATGAAGCCACAGTACCAGGGACTTGACCTGTAAGATAATAAATGAATTCTTCAGTTGTCTCTGGTTGTGGCATTTTCTTTTCAGGAGGGAATACAGGACCAAGAAGTGCTTCTACAAACGAACCACCAACCCACTGCATAGGTCTTGGTCTTGCAAATGTATAATCAGTATCAACAGTTAATGAACCCATATCAAATTCTCTTGGTTCAGAACCTATTGGCGCTAATGCCTTAAGTCCTTCTGGGTCTGATGGATCTATCTGTGGAGGTGGGCCTTCAGGTGGTGGTGGATAATCTGGTGGTGGAGGTATCTCCCCTTTAAGGTAACTAGGGATTTCAATATTAGATGTTTCTTCTAATGCTGGTGGTAAAATTTGTGCAAGCCAGTCTTCACGACTCCCTTCCCAATCGTCATCCTTAGGATTCAATTCTTCTTGGGTTAAGAGAAGGCTGTCTTTCAGAATACTATTTAATTCTGGGAATATTTTTCCTTCTTCAGCCATGGGTTACTTCAGTATGTTTTCTAGTTCTTCTAGTGTTATTCCAATCGTCCTTGCTAATCTTTCTTTGGTAGATTTCTTAGCGTTTACACCAGTAGCTAACTGAAAAAGTCTCTCACGAACAGATATCCATTTACCTGAACCCATTGGATGTTCAATATCTATAAAACCTCCTTCGGCTGATTCACGTGTATTAAACTTAGCAACAGCTTCTTTTTTCTTTTCTGGAATTGGTACTACAACATTAACGCTATCACCTGCGCCTACATCCCAAGATGTTACTTTTGTTTCTCTATTTATATAATATGGTCTTTGAGTTTTTTCGTCCCAAACTTGATCCCATATAACTTTTCCTCCTTTTGGCGGTGGTTCTGGTGTACCAGATGTCTCTTCTCCTTTTAAATAATTAAGAACTTCGTCCATAACTTTTATTATTTCAATTTCAGCTTCACTTCCTGGTTCAAATGTTCCTGGGATTGGCTGTCCAGTAATCGGATCTCTAACTATCTGAGTCACACTTTTTGCTAATTCTATCTTATTATATAAATCAGGATTATCGAATGACAATGGATTTGCAGAATATGCTTTAATAAGTTTATATTCGTTAGTATCTCCCCATCCAAATTTTATCATTTCTTGCATAGCTTGTCCTGGAGACATGCGAATCTCAGGATCTTTAGATCTAACTCTTCTTACATAATCAGATTTTTTTAATTTAACTGTTTTCTGTACGTTCGTTGCATCTATTTGTCCCTGAGCTATAACACTAAGTCCATCAATTAGTTTATCACCATAAACATTTTTATTTTCTTCCAGAAAATCAAGAACATTACCATATAAGTTTGCACCAGAATCAGGGTTAGTAGCAGCAGTCTTTCCAGCCATTTCAAAAAGAGATTTTGTTATCATAAGAAAGTCTTCTTTTTCTTCTCTTTTTTCAAGAGCTTTTGCCTTCCTATTGCCTTCAACAATACCACCAATCTGAGGTATCCCTTGATTAAAGAACTGATGCCATACGTTTTCTGGTGGTGATCTGAATTGTGCCATATTACTTACCTTTAAATAGTGTGTCTAGTACCCTTTTCATTTCTGTATTATCTTTTACTCGCTTCTTTAGAAACTCTGGAGTCTGATGCATGTTAAGTTTATTCTGCATACCCTTCCATCGCTTCTGACATCCACCACAGCTTTTATGTTTATTAATGTAGAAATCTGCTAATGTCTTTCCTATCTGCATTAATAACCTCTTGGCATTGGTGGCATTCCGCCGAATCCAGGTGGCTGATACAATGGAGACTGTCCTCCTCCGCCTGAGAATTGACCAAAGTCATAAGGTACTCCTCCAGGCTTTGGTTGTGAAAATTGTCTATTCATTGGTGGTCTTCCGCCACCTCTTGGTGGTCGTCCACCTCCTGGTGGTGAATATAATGGTTTGCTAGGTCGTCCTCCTCTTGGTGACTGTTGTCCTTTAGGCTGTTCCCATGGCGCTACTGGATTGCCTGTACGCATCATATCTCCATAGGGAGCATCATTCAGCCAAGCAAGAAACTCTTGAAAAGGCTGCCGTTCTTGCGCACCCATTCTGTTTAAGCCTTCAGGTCTGTTCATCATGCCTGGCATAAACTCTTGCCCTGGCACACCCTGTACAGGACGATGCTGAGGTCTTCCACCTCCAGGTCCAATTCCTATTCCCTGCCTTCTCATTGCCATTGGATTTGGTGAAGGCATTCTTCCTGGAACGCCTCGTGGTACCTGTCCAAAGCCACCTCTTTGTCCGCCACCATACAACGGTGGTGCTGGACCTCTTTGCATATTATTATAACCTGCCATTATTTTCTCCTTTTAATTAAATTTAAACACATTCACCAGTTATCATATCGCATGTATAACCTGGGTCACATCCAGTATCCCAACAATTTCCAGTAACACCTAAGCCAAAGTCTCCAGCTTGTAAGCCTTCATCGCTACCACTGGCAGGGGTATAACAATCTACTTCAATTAATGCTCCGCCTGATTGCCAAGCTTCCGAATCATAACATACGCCAGATTCCATACGAGGATCTCCTACTTCCCAATCTAGCCAATCTGCAATTAAAAATCCTGCCTGCCCAAATATATTACATTCCATCCCATATCCTGGGCGTAACCAGTCATGATTTGGCTGTTCAATCATACAATCTGGTTCTTGATCCAGCAAATTAGAAACGCCAGTATAGGTATTTAATACATTACTTACACAATCAGCAATATCAGATCCAGTAAGTTCTCCACAATTTGAAAAATCCAAACCTTCAGGATCTGGCGAATTGTCCTGTAGACAGTTAATATAATTTTCACTATTAGGATCACAGTCGTATACCCAATCAACATCACCTTCAAGTTCTTCAGAAATAGCACCCACAGTACAAGAAGGATCGTTTGGATTACTGTAACAGAAATATAACTGTTCCCAGTCTAAATCTCCTGGATCTGCACATCCAGGAAAATCTGGATTTTCTGAACATACTGCATTAATAAGTCCTTCATTTGTTACATAGTCAAATTCTTCTCCTTCTCCCTCTCTTTCTACCACATTTGCGTACCATCTATTATATGCGTCTGCTACTTCCTTTGTCCAGCCTGATCTTCCTTCATATAACATCTTTGCAAGATTCCACCGTGATTGTTCTTCCCCAATATTCGCAGTTTCTGCAGTTTCTTCCATAATTTTTGCTACTGTATCTCTTTGTGCAGTTTTTGTAGCTACATCTTGCCCAAATTCTTCAAAGCCATGAGATGGTGGCAACCCAGTTTCAGCAAGTATATCACCAGCTTCCCTTCTTACTTTTTCTTCCCCAAGTCCTATACCATATACATCTAGCAGGTATTTATTTAATAAATAATCTTCTCCACTTTCCCGATATGTTGGCAATATACCTGCAAATTCTCCATACTGTCCCATTCCTGGGATGTCTGACATACCCCAAGACTGAAGTAATGATTCTGGTGTCCAGCCATATTCTCCTGGCATTCCTCCATATTCTTCTGGCAGGTTTGATAACCAGTCATAAAAACTTTGATTATAATAAGGTGTTAAAGGCATATATTAACTCTCTATGTTGTATACGTTTCATCTGGAGATGTATATATATCATACATTTGTCCCCAATCTACATCACCTGCTAAAACGCACTGTTCCTGCCCATCAACTACTCCAACGCATACATATCCTGGGTCACAGTCACAATATTGTGTTGTTCCTCCTGCTAAGACATTAGCATAACCTCCACTGACAAGATCTTCCCAATTCTGTCGCATCATTTCAACATCTTCTCCAAATCCAAGTTCGTATCCAGCAAGACTAGCAGATTGACCACTTAAAAAATCCTGAAAAGATGCCCTTGATTGCTCTCTTTCTCTTCCTGGCATAACTCCTCCGCCACCACCAGCAAAGGTTTGGCTAACACCACCACCTAAATTCATTTTACGTAAAGCGTCTTGCATACTTCTTCTTTCTGTTCTTGTGCCAGATTGTAATCCTCTAACATCACCAAGAAAAGATTCCCACGATGGTGTTTCTTGCGATATATCATATGTTCCTCCGACCATACCCCAATATTGTGGGGGAAGATGCCTTAAAGCTTCTTCTGGAAGTACATCAAATATATTTCTTCCTCCAAAATAATCTGCTAATTCTCCGTATTCTGATCCAAGTCCAGTTGTTTCACCCCAAGTATCACCACCACCTCTATATTCTGATAATGGATCGCCCAGTGCACCACCACCACCTTGACAGTATTTTAACATTCCAGAGTTCTCATCAATATACATAGTTCCTGGTTCACAATTGTATACAGTTCCTTCTCCGTAAGCTCCTCCTGTATCACCATAATCAGCACCATAATCACAACTACCATCATCAAATTCTGCCATTTCATTGTAATTAAGAGCAGTCGGGTCTGTACAGCCATCTAAGCGTGGGTCTTCGCCTCCTTCCCAGCCAGTTCCACCACTGTCAGGTTCACACTCACCCCATTCCGAGCATGTATAGCCTGGAGGACAAGGGCTGTTTGGGCCGCAAAATTCAAGTGCCATTATTGTTTCCTAACCAAGGAATGGATCGAGTTCTTCAAGGTATTCAAGAAATTCTTCTAGGGAATCGTATTCTTCGTCTTCGCCTAATTCTTTGTACGCGCTTTTTTTGCCAAAAATGTTTAAAGGAGAATCTGCAAAACCATAGCTTTCTTCTTGTGGTGTAAGTCTAAGTATATTCATTAAATCCTGCAAAGCGTCTGTCCACTGAGATGCATCAAAAGCACTTGCGGCTAAATCTGCTTCCTGCTCTGCTCCAAATAAAGCATCTTCGCCAAAAAGAATATCTTGTGTTCTTATATCTGGTGCTTCGCCATATTGTTTTTGTGCCCAGTTTGAACCTGCATATGAACCAATACCACCAAGTGCTGCTAAAATGGTAGGGTCCTGCATCCAATCCTGGTCAAAGTATCCTCCTAAAAGATATGAAGCAATTGGTAAGCCATATCCACCCCACGCTCTGCCTTTTGCGGTTGTTTCTCCTAATCCTTTTTGCCACTCGTTATAGTCTTTTATATTTTGCCGCAATTTTCTTGTACTATCAGTCATTTGCGTACCAAGAAGTGCTCTTGATCTTGCTGGGCTTATATATTCATTTGGCATAATATCCCTCTTTTATGAATGTGTAATTGTGTGTTCAGTTCCTGCACCATCTTGCCAATACAATCTATTATCAGCTTTAGAATATATCTTTGCATAATGTGTATCGGCAGTTGGTGTGGTTGTTTCTTTCAAATTTAATACTCCACCTTCAAGCGTTAAATCTGCATTTGCACTTGGACTTGCAGTACCTATACCAACCTTCAAATTAAGATCATCTATAGTTAGTGCTACATTTGTTCCAACAGCATTTCCTTTACATATTTTAAATTTATCACTATCTCCGCCATCAATACCAACAGTCCATGGTGATGAAGACAATGCTAGTGCATCAGTGTCAAATCTTTTAAAAGTTATATAACTATCGCCAGCAGAACTATGATTGGTTATTACTACACCAGTTCCTCTTGATGATTTTCCTCGTATATCAAGAAGAACTTCTGTTAAACTTGTTGTTCCTGCCTGACCAATGGAACCTCTTTTCCCTCCTACAAACCCTATTGACATTCCTTTTCCTATACTTGCAAATCTTCCAACAAGAATATCTTTATCAAAAGAAGATATACCCTGCCTATTTAATGCTTTATTTTTTCTTGCTGATATACTTCTATCTTCTATAGGAGCAGTTCTAGCTACTACTTTATTTCCAATTCTTCTTTCTAATGCAGTAAAAGACATTAAGCAACTCTCTTATGTATTTGTCTGTATTCAATAGCCATATCATTTATCTCAAGCATTCCAGCGGCTGATGGATTTGTAATTCTAAATCTTATACTTTGACATTCTATTGGTGTAGCTGAATAAAACTTTGAAACTGACCATGCACCTCCTGTAGCAGTTATATTTCCAGTTAAGTTGGTAAAGGATGTTCCTCCGTCTGTAGCATATGAAACTGGAGTTGTTTGTGTTAATGAACTAGTAGGAGTTCTATGAGTTATATAAACAGCAAATACTTTCTTTTTTATTCCTGACTGACCAAAATCTATATCTTTTGTTTTTATATCTATTCCGCCGATAGCTGCATTAAATCTATTTTGACCATAAACTCCACCAATATTATTTGTATTATCAAATGTAAAAAATTTTGCAGAATCTTGTGATGAAGTTAAAGACAAAGAGTTGAATCTATAATGAAGATTTACATTCCAAGGACAATATAATTCAGCTTTCAATGTATGTGAAGCGCTTGTAGATGCAGTAAAAGTTCCAGAAAAATGATTAGGACCATCACCAAAACTTCCGCCAGAACCAATAGATTCATAGTTCCCACCATCTTCTTTTATATACCAAAATATCCATGTAGAATAAGACCAACCAAAATATCCTGCTACAAATTCATATTCTGTGTTTGCCACTAAATTACTTGCAAATTCATATTCAACTCTGGCAATAGTACTATTATTTCCTTCACCTGCGCCTGCAGCATCAAGAGTAATATGCATTCCAGAGTCAACAAATGCTTCTACATCGCCAGTTCCACTTAATTTGGTAACAGTGTATCCATCAACCGTACCATCACCATTATCATTTCCGTCTACTCCGTCGAGAACTGGAGCAAAAGTTCCATTGGTTACTAGATCTGTTGTATCTGCCTGCGAACCAAAAGCAATTCCCCCTAAACCATCTAAAATAAAATTAGTTTTTACTCCATGTGTTTGTTGAAAAATGGAAGAAGATATATGAGATCCAGTCCATGTTTTACTATTAAAATCGTATATATATTGCTTTGCATCGTCAGAACCTAAATCTTCTATTGCCAATAATTGATTTCTTTTTGAAATATAACCAACGCCAATATGTCCAGTTTCAGAAATCCAATCTGTAGATGATATTTTATTTTTTGTTATATTATTTATATCAGATCCAATTGTTATATCTTCGGTTGTAGTAGTTCTAACATCTCCTCCAGTATATATGTAGGCTCCATTATCATTTGCCCACATAATTCCGTCTTGCGTTTCACTTACTTGCGGTGTTTTTTTTACGCCCATTCCTTTGTGTTGTGATTCAAGAAACCATTCTCTTGGATCTTGCGCAGCTATGTTAAGTATATAAAGTGTATTGGTCTTAAATGCTAATAGCCTATCTGCATATCCCATAAGTGCAGTATATTCTTCTGCATCTCCTCTAACTACATCTATAAAATGAGTAGTTCTTGGAAAACAATCAAATCTATTCACTGCTGAATAGTATATTCTATCTCTTTCTCTAAATAAACTTCCTGTTGCTATTCCAGATGATTCATTTTTATAAAGTTGAGTATTTGCTATGAAACATCTTCTGTTGATAATTGCAGAACATTTATATCCTTCGCCTACTGATTGCCCTTCAGAATTAGTTGGATAGTTATTTCCATTAGAGCTACTATCATTATTCGGGTCATCGCATCCTATAGATATTCTTGGTTCGCTTGGAGACCATTCATTTAATGTATAATAAGAATCAACATTAAGAAAAGTAGAAAATATTGGTGTATCTGGCTTATTAGCACTAACTGGAACATAAGGTGTAGAAGAAAATATAGCACCAGTTCCATCCTGTTCTGCAGCCGTTTGAGTAGTCCATGGTGTGGTTGGGTAAATATCATCAAGAGATGCCCTGCATCCTTTCTCAAAATCTATATCAACAAGAAGTACCCATTCATCATTTGATTCGTATTTTCTAAAATAAATTCTTCCGCCTGTAATTCTTGGATTATATCCAGCTGTTACACCAACCGCCAATTGTAATGAGGCATCGGCTCCTGGACTGGTGATAGGGTCAGTGTGCGTACCAACTCGTTCTATAGAAACATTCCCTGATTGAAAAAGTAGTGATTCCTGTATTCCATCATAAATAAATGAAGATGCAAATTCATAGTTAACGGTTCCATCATTAGCCTCTGCAAGACTAAAATCATGATTTCCTCCTTCGTCAGATGCAATATATAAATCAAAACCAGCGCCTGCGGTTGCATCATCAACCGTATCTGCTGCGTATTGTCCAGTAGATACATTGAAAGCAGTAGGCGATTTTATATCATTATCTAAGAAATACCATCCGTTAAAATAATAATCTGTTGTGCTGGCTGAATTAAGAAAATAATTTTTCTTCTGTATAAAACCAAACCATCTATTTTTTATAAGATTTGTGCCTGGAGTATCTGGTTGGATAAAATAATCATACGATGCATTAGATATTCTTAATCCTTCGTCTGCTATATGATATACAGGTTTAAATTCTGTATATTCAATACCAGCAGTGTCTCCTGTATTTATTTTTCCTATCTCTATCCACAATCCAGAGTCTAGAGGAACATGTGCATAAATATTTTCTTGTGCATCAGACATTATATGCCAAATATTTTCACCTGTATAATTAGACCCACTTTCATGTTCAAATTTACAAGCGCCAGAATATGCACCCTGAGTGGGTGATGATCCTACTTCCGCTCCTCCACCAAAGCTCGATTCAAATCTATAAAGTCCATACCCAGCCATCATTGAACTGATAGGAATATCTGGTATAGAATGACTTATACTGGTTCCCTGCAATTTTATAATACCATTTATATCACACATAACATTATCAGCCTTAGACAATTCAGACAAAGATATGTCACGAGGATCAAGAGCTGTATTAAGTCCTCCTTCAAAGGATGGTATATTTAACAGTTGTTTAGGCATTATTTTCTAAGTTCAAAGTGTGGAAAGTCATCAAATTTATTGTCATTCACTTCCCAATCTTGATCCCAATCTCCTCCCCAACGAAGATTGATTCCCATAGACTTTGCTATCCCAAGTACAAAGCCAGCAAATAGATGGAACCTTTCACGGTCATCCCAATCAATAGGATAAGGCACAACATCGCAAGCCATAGAGGGACGTTTATTATGACGACCAAAGGGATATTTAACTTTCGTCTTACCTTCTTCATAATACTTGTTTTGCTTAACTTTATCCCTGTGACCTTCAAGTACAGCACAATCCACCGTTTTGATAACTTCATTGAAAACCTTTTTTAATCTATCATCACAACTATGTAACGCATTTCGAGATCTTGTTCCAAACCTAGGCATTAGACGCTCGCTATAAACATTTCTATATCAACAGTAGAAGCTTCTGCATCAGCCTGAATAGTTGTCAAACTTCCAAAAGCTGTATGAGAAGCAGAATCAGCATTTTGAGTTGCATTAAAAATAAGTTCCATACCAGTGGAATTATCACCACACAATACAAAAGACTGTCCTGCATCAAGCTTAACAGCGAATTCATCATTATCATCATTCGTGAATGTAAAGCAAACAAAATAAGTGTCATCTTTATTAGTGAATCTTATATATCTTACATTACCATCATTCCAATGTCCAGCTGAAGCAACAGCTCCACTAAATGTAGCTATTGTAGCTTCATTAGTTGTAATAGTTAATATTCTCTTACTTATCTCATTGATTGAAGCAAAAGTTTTAGTAATAGTTCCGCCTTGCTGTCTTCCATTTAAAATAATACTTTCTGTTATGGACACGCTAAGAGTTGCTGCAGTTACTGTGCTCGCCATTAGTTATCGCTCCTTAAACCACGCAAAAATTCCTGCAGGGTATGAGATACGCAATTGTCTAGCAAATCTATAAACCAAGGTTCAATAACTTTATTCCAAACTGCTTTGCTCCATTTCCATTTAGCAAGCCCTAAAGTCATGGCTACGCCTGCTGAATACCCTATAAGGCCTGTTTTTGCCTTTATTTTACCGTTGGGAATGCGTTTCAGAGCCCAGGCTGCACCAAGTCCAGCTATTCCACCAACTGTCCACTTGACTGCCCCTATTCCTAATTTTGCAACTATCCACTCCATTATATTACTCCTATTGCTATTGTTATTATTATTACTAGTAATGCCATACCGCCAGTAATCCAACTTTTCCAGCTCTCAAGTCTGGATGTACGACTGTTGAGTTTGCAGAGTTCATTTTCACTTCTTTCCACAATAGTTTCAATTCTCACTATTCTGCTTTTTAAATCTTCTCTGTATTCAGTTACTTCTTGATGGTTCATTAACCTTTCCTTTCAAAGTATATGTTCTACACCAAGTAAAAAAAGGCACTGAAACAGTGACATTTTTACTGTTGTAGGGAAGAATTATTTTAATTGACTTCTTTTTAACCATAATTATGTCATATTAGTTGGAACAATAGCTCTTGCACCACCAGTTTTATCACGTTTTTTCATTCCATACTTTCTAATAGCATCATTCCATCTCTTTTCATGCATTTGCATTATGCCCATTGCATTTGGATCTCTAGATGCTTGATCCATAAATAAACAATACTTCACATAATCAACTATTGCCACATGAAGAGAATTGTCTAAATCTGGTATTTCTTCAATGCTTTGAACTGCTTCTGGTTCTGAATTGTAATGGATAAGTATTCCATCTGTTACAGCTTCTCCTATTGCTTTCCATTTCTTTCGCCAGTTTGATGTTGAATTCACAGTTCCTGTACTATCAAGCTTTGTTACTATTGCAAGTTTACTGCCTTCAATAAACCATACAACATTTTGATCTGGATATTTTATATTACTTGCCATTATTTATCCTATGAGCTAAACGTACTTGAGGAACTTCCACCTGTTGGAGAGTCAAGTATTGATTCATCTAAATCTGACATTGTTACATTCTTATCTAATAATCTTGGAATTCTTATGTAGTCTCCTTCATTATCCATAAAGTCTATTCTGAATACTTTATTCACATCAAGCTTATTACCGCTTGAATCTTTGGCCAGATCTGATAAATCGTACCACATCTGGTCTGCAACTGTAGTAATTTTAGCATACTCAGTTTTAGAGTTATACATTCCAACCTCTACTAAAGCATCATTTATTAAATTAATTACATAGTTTTCAGGTACATTCGGGAAAACCTGCCTAACTCTACTTAAAATCTGTTTCACTGTTATCGAACGAGTAGCCATTACCTAGCACCTCCTTGTTGTTGTTGAGGCATAGAAGGTCTTCCAGTCGCTATTCCTTCTAAAGCTTTTTGATAGTCGCCTTTTAATCCAGTAACAATTGGACCTGTTAATTCTAAATCTTGATCGTGTGCAAACATATATTCTGCAGCTTTTATAGATGCACCGAGTATTACAGCTCTTTCTGCTTCATCTGGGAATACTGCTATTGCAGTACCATTGTATGCAACAGAAGGATATTGTACTTCTGAATACTTACAAGAGCCACCAACTGGCAATACGTCTATAGTATTGTTTTCGATAAAGTATACTGGGTCAGTGATAGTAGCCTTGTTCATATCAGAAGGATCGCTATATCTTCCCTTTTGTTCAGGATTTATTTCTCTGCATGGCTGGTCTACTTCTCCATCGTTTCTAAATACTGTCAAGACTTTACCAGTGTTTAATGTATCTGCAGTTCCAGATGTAAATGTTTGTTGACTGGCACATAGATTTAATAATCTTGGAGGCAAAACATTTATAACTTCTTTTGCCGAGTCCGTGAGCCATTGAGTGGCATGGACTTGATAAGTCTCTGCGGTTGCTGTTGCATCTGTGCTATCAGCATCAAAACCAGTTAAGGCGTGTATTTCAGCTCCAAAATCCCAAGCCATTATGTACTCGCTACAAAGACTTCAACCTGACCGCTATTAGAGCCTGGGTCTATTATAATACTTTCAAGATCGGTCAATGCTGTAATAATATTAGCATTAGCAGTACTGCAATGAGCTGCCTCATCAGGCGTTCCCATTATAAAATTTCTACCAGCTTCAAGCAAATGAGATATAGATGCATCTGCGGCAGAATTGTCTTCATCTGAATCCAGTTGCAATGAAATATTGATAGAATTAGAACTATCCAAATTTGTAATTCTTATATATTTTACAGTCTGTAGGTCTAATGCTCCATCGGCAATAGCTGTAGTAGACTTAAAAACTAAAACGGTAGCATCATCACCTGAAGCAATAGTTACTATTTTTTTAGTTATATTTGCAATACTTGATATTTCAAATACCCTTTTAGAGCTATAGTCTTGATTGTCAAGAATTATATTCTCTTCAACTTTAACTTTCAGTGTTCCAGCCATTATTATCTTCTTCCTCTACCTAGCAACCTAGCTAACCTTGACAGTCCTGAGAATCTTCCACCAGACTGAGGTCTTCCACCATAACCCATTGGCTGTCTTTGTCCGCCAAAGCGAGAGCCTCTTAATGGTTGTCTTGGCATTGGAGATCTTCCATATCCTGGATTTTGTCCATATGATGGTCTTCGTGCTTGACCATTAACAGATGGGCCTCCATATCCTCCTTGACTACCTCCATATGCTCCACCAGATGGTATGTTTGGATTATATCCTGGTCTTCCTGGTATATTATGTGGGTTGATTCTTGAGCCGTGTCTTGGCATTATGCCCTCCTTGCTTTATTAGTTTTTTTAATTGTTTAACTCTTTCTCTTTCTTGCTTTCTTTGCAGCAGCTTTTCCTTTTCTTGTGTATGGATAATGTTTTACTTTACCAGACTTTGTTTTTACTTTAGGCATATTTACCCCATTTCTGTTTACGCATTTTATTTGCACTCTCTTCTATGGTTGTAGTGCTAAATTCTATATCAGTTCTTTTTCCTATTTCACTCATCATGTACATATTAGTAGTGTACTTTGATTCAGATGCTCTTTTGTCACAATTCCTACAATAGAACCAATTTTTATCATTTGGTTCATCACAATGTATGCACCTAGTCACGTTTTATCGCTCCTTAGCCTATCAATCATTTTTTTAACTGCATACAATACAACCAATACTAACACTATTACAGTACCATCTACTATTGGATTACCATAATCAGCTTCAATCTCTACAATCGGTGTCTTTAAAGTCAATGGTTGTATTCTTGGAATACTATCCACGAGTACCACCTCCATTGATTCTACCTTTCAGAAAGGCTATGTCATCTGTTAAGTCATTCATCTCATCTCTAAATTTATCATGTCTACGTTCAGCTTTTTCATCAGAACGGTTCCATC